GCCGATGTTCATGCCAACGCATCGGCTACGTCCATCACGCTCCAGATGATTCCTCGCTCGATCAGGGTGAGGAATACTGAACTTCCGGAGCGCTGCCTCGCCGTCTGCGAAGTCATCGGGCTTATTCTCTCGAAAGAGATAAGCTCTAGTTTCCACTCTGTGAAGAGTGGGATGACTCCGAAGTCGTGGCTTCTCAGTCCACGACCAGAATGCTAAGGCGGTACTTCCTGGGACGGTGTACAGAGTACGGGGGATTGCGGGCTGCATGAGCTCGCGCACCTTATCCGCCGTCGAGAACCACCCTGCCTCATAAAGCAGGTTGTGGAACTCTACGCCCGACCTTACCAGGTCGTACTGATGCCGCTTTTCGGGCATGGGGTGACGGAGCTTGACGACTCCGACGTTCTCACCCCTGAACCAGTCACTTCCACAAGACTCACGGAAGTGGCCGGTTGTGAAACTCTTTCGAGTATTCACCTTGAGACCAAAAGCCTCAAGCAGCTCGATGACGGTTTGTGCGACTTCGTCTTCGACGACAATATCGTCGCCGTAGACGCGGATTGTGGACTGGCTAAGTCCAAGCCGCGCGACTGCAACCTGACAGATGGTGTAAAACACCAGTCCTTCTATCGGGAAGCAGAGGGCGGACCCCATCGAAGCGAACTTCTTGAGCGTGATCATCTCGCCCGAAGGAAGTACGCTCCTCTCACTGCGACAGGCCAGGACGGCCCGAAGCAAATACTGGTGATCCCCCAGAAGGGTTTCAACCAGCGAGAGGGAGACACGGTCTGAAGCCTCAGACAGGTCCAGCGTCACTAGTTTACCAGTGACGGAACCTTCACGAGCTAAGAGCCGGTTAGGCTCCTGGTCCTTCCACCATACGCTGTTGAACAGCTTGCGGTGGCGCGACTCTCGTAGCGTGTCAGTCATCAAGTGGAGTATACCCTGTTGGACGAACATCATCCAAGCAGGCTCCATGGCAATGACCCGGGGTGTCTTCATGGTCTTCGGCACAAGCGTCACCCTCACAGGTGGCTCTTCATGCCGTGGCAGGACATTCACGTCCAGCTCAATCTGCTGCCGGAAGGAAAGACGCATGTCTTCCCAGTAAGGCAGCACATCATGGAGACGGTCAGTCCAAGTCAGGAAGCCAAACCGGGAGTTGTAAGACTCTCGGGTAGCCAACTGACCCGAGGAGTGGCGGGGTTGCCACTCGTCCCGATACAATCGGGACTCTACGTCTGCGAGGTATGCATCAAGATGCTTCCTCACAGCCCTCTGAAACTCATCCAGAGGCCCAGTAGACTCGATCCCTTCGTCCGTGTCAATGTACGCCTGGATAGCTGCCTTGCGGCGGCGTTCAGACGTCTCCAGCTCGATTTTTGAACCGAGTAGGAGTACTTGACGGATGGCCCGCAGAACGAACGCGGGTGCATCGGGGCGAAGTTTGCCAGTACTCTCAAACAGCAACCGAAGGAAACCCGACAGGAATGCCGGGAGACCCCCTCTTTTGCGGAAACCGCAGAAGAGGTCGGAGGTGACTTGCCCTTGTTGGACCGCCGTTAGGAGGTCTTTCTCAAAGGCAGGCAGGGTGATCGTCAGAAACGATAGACCCTCTGTTTGAAAACGCGACTCAGCATACGCTGAG